CGGTTTGAACGACTTCAAGAACGTGAAGATCGGCAGCCTTGATGTCACGCCTGATAAGTCCGGCGCTGTTGGTGCTGATCACGTTCCGCCGATGTTTGAAAGGTACTTGACGGGTCTTAGAATTAGTGGACCAGGCAACATCGCTATCAAACGGAGCTGACCATGTACGCAGATCTCTCAGGCGGCTTCGAGTTCATCTCTGATACTGCTGCTCACACCGGCAGGTTCAGCAAGGTGTACTTCAAGGAAGACACTGTGATCAGCGCGATCACTGTGAAGAATGCGACCGGCAACAGCTTGGCTGGTGAGACCTTTGTGGCTGACACCTACATCTGCGGAATTATCACAAGCATCACGCTGACCAGTGGCGCTTGCATTGCCTATAACCTCTGATGGCACTTGCTGATTCGCTAGCAAGGGTTGCAAGCAATGTGCTGAAGCAGTTCGGCGGTGATGTGACAGTTCGGATTGTCACGGCTGGCAGCTACAACGCCACAACCGGCGCAGTCACAGAAAGCGAAAGCGACACGACAGTTCCCGGCATCCTTGAGGATGTGAACCTGCGCGAGGTGAACGAGCTGGTGCAGGCTGGTGACAAGCGTCTAACGGTTGCCGCTGATGATCTTGCCACCGCGCCTGAGACGAAGGATCGTGTCGTTATTGGCAGCGTTGTTCATCAGATCATCCGTGTGGAGACAACGGAGCAGGACAACACTGCGATCATTCATGAGCTGATCCTGAGGACTTAACGATGGCACGTCGTCAAATTCGCCTTGACCAAATCGGGGAGCACATGGAGAACGAGGTGCTTCAGCTCGTTCGGGTAACGACGCTTGAATGGGAGAAGCGTGTGAAAGAGAAGACGCCTGTTTTTTCTCTCGATAATTATTCGTCAAGCGAGCTTGCATCAATTCCGATGTTTTTCAAGGTAGGCGGCAGAACTGTGCCTTACGGAAAGTCGTTGCTTGAGCACGGTACAGGCGGCAGACTAAGAGAGGCGTGGCAAAGTAATGTGCGTGGTTTTGTTGGGGAGGTTGTAAATAACGTTGAATATGCAGAGCCTGTTTGCTACGGCACGAACTTGCCCCCAAGTTGGGACGGAAAGTACAGGACGAGACAGGGGACTGTCCCCGGCTTTCCAGACATAATCGGCAAGGAGCTGCAATCTTGGGCGCAGGGGCAGTACAGAAAGATCGTTAGGAAGAGCTAATGGCTGCTGCTGATCTAAACTCCATCAGGGCCACGATCGAAGGCAGGCTTGCCACTGAGCTTGCTAACAGTCCGGCCATCCCTGTTGTGTTTCACAACATGGCGTATGAGCCAACGCCGAACAGCTCTTGGGTGCAATGCCTGACAACGTTTGGGGCAGGTGAATATCTAGGGCACGGGCTAGCCACAAGCTCTAGGAATCGGATTGTTGGCTTGGTTGTCATGAACATTTTTTCCGGCAAAGGCGTAGGCCCAGGGGCCAACCTTGTGATTGGAAAACGGATTCGAGATTTGTATAATTCAGTTATCGTGTCGGGGGTTTTCTTCGACGCTCCTTCTGGCCCAGAGGCTTTGGCTTCGCCAAGTCCCGAGGGTTATTTCCAAACACAGGTCCGTGTGACCTTTGAATTTATCGAGGAACTCTGACCATGGCCGTCCTTCGCGGAGAACAAGGCGCAGTCCAGTTTGACGCCGCTGGCTCAAGCAACGCCACAATCGTTGGCACCCGTAGCTGGAGCCTTTCGACCACAAAAGAAACTTTGGATGTCTCCAAGCATGGCGACACCTTCCGCAGTTTTGTTGGCAGCATGATCAGCGGCTCCGGCACTGTCGAGCTGGTCTATGACCCTGACGCCACCGGCCAAGCTGCTTTCCTCGAAGACGTGCTCACCACTGCAGATACTGCAGACGCCACGTTTGAATTGTTCACGACTGGCACCACTTCTGGCACTGACTCTGTGAGCTTTGCTGGAATCATCACTGACATGGAAATCACTTCCACTGTTGGTGAGATTGATATCGTCACCTGCAACTTCATCACCAGCGGTACCATCACCGGCAACCTTGAGTGATAAGGCTATAGTTTGAACGTATTGTTCAAGCTATTAAATGCCTGCTTCTAAGCGATTTGTGGATGAGCTGGTTGAGGCGTTTGACCTTAACCAGCGCCGCAAGTTTGTTTTGACGCTTCCGTCAGGAGCAACGCGGGATCTTTATTTCAAGCCCATCACCCGTGCCAATCGCAAGAAAGCACAGCAACTCGCTGGTACGGACGAGGCGCTAGACATCAGCACGCAAATGCTGTGTGAGATGGCTGAGCTGGAAGACGGGACTAAACCGTTTGCTGGCGCTGATGTAGCGAAACTGCAACGCGGTTTGCCAGAGACTGTGCTGAACGAGCTTGAGCTGTTCTTGTTTGGCGTAGCCGATGAAAGCCAAAGCATCGAAGACGCAAAAAACGACTAAAGCAGGACAGGTGGACTTTCTTTGAGTTCTTCTTGGCCTGCGAATTAGGAATGACGGTCAGCAGGCTCCGCACGGAGCTAACCGATGCGGAGCTTATCTACTTCGCTGCATATCACCAAGTCAAAGCAGAGGAAGAGCAGAAGGCAATGGATCGCGCAAAGCACAGTCGGCGGTAACATTGAACTATTGCTAGGGCGGATTTGTGGCAGTCGAGTCCTCTGTACGCCTAAGGGTTGATGGCAGCAGTGCCGTCCGTGAACTTAACCGTGTTAATAAAGCAACCGGGGCGCTTCAAGGCGCGGTCGGCAAATTGCTTGGAGGGTTTGCTGCTGTTGATCTCGCCCGTCGATTTTTTCAGGGTTTTGCGGAAGCAGACAAGGCAGCTGCAGCGGTTCGGACGCTAGGCGTTGACTCTGAGGTTTTGAGGCGTGAACTTTTAGGAGTAAGCAACGAATTAGAAGGCTTGGTTAGTCAGACAGAATTAACCACAGCGGCCTATGACGTGGCATCTGCGGGTTTTACTGATGCAGCAGGAGCCGCAAAAATTCTTAAGGCTGCAAGTCTTGGCGCTGTTGGCGGTCTTGCTGATCTCAATACGGTTGCAGACGCGACTACCTCAGTTCTCAACGCTTATGGGCTCAGCTCTGATAAAGCTGCGAAGCTAGTTGATGGGTTTATTCAAACGCAGAACGACGGCAAAATTGTTGTTGCCCAGTATGCACAGCAGATTGGTCGAGTAGCCCCGATTGCGGCTGCGGCAGGCGTTGGCATTGATGAGCTGAATGCTGCGATTTCGACCGTCACAGCGCAGGGCGTGCCGATTGAATCAACATTTGCAGGCCTGCGACAAGTCATTGCAAGCGTCATCAAGCCAACAGATGAAGCGTCGAAGGCGGCAGAAGCACTTGGCATTGACTTCAGTTCTGCGGCAATCAAAACCAAGGGCTTCGGAGGGTTCTTGGAAGAGGTTGTGCAAAAGACAGGTGGAAGCGAAGTCGCCCTAACTAAGCTGTTCGGCAGCGTTGAGGCCCTCGCAGCCATCTTGCCGCTGACGAATGATGGCTTAGTGTCTTTCAACGACAACTTAGATAATCAAGCGAACTCAGCAGGTGCAGCCAAAAAAGCTACTGAAGACCTAGGCGGCACTGTGACCTCTCAAGTCACCAAAATTGTAAACAACATTGGCAACGTTGCGAGAGCATTGGACAAAGTTTTAGGCCCTGCATTGAAGTTTATCTTGCAGGATCTGAACAACATAATTTCTGCGGCCTCAACAGCAATTAGCAAATTCACTGATCTTGCAACAGGCGCGGTCAGCAGAGCAGCTGCCAGCCTGCAGGCTTTGACAAGCACTGGTTTTGCCAATGAGGCAGCATTTGTTGCACTTAAAGAATCAATCGGGACTTTGCGGCCTGAGCTTGCTCAGTCTGAAACAGATTTATTGAAGCTCGAAGGTGCGCTTGACGAAGCTAGCAGAGCTGCGTTTAGATTTAGCGGCAAAGGCGATTTCGGCAGATTGCGCAATGAAGTTTTAGACACAATCACTGCTATGCGGCAGTTAATAATTAACAGACGTGAGGCCCTTGGGAAAGGCCCTGGCACAGGCGGCACCCCAATCGTTACAGATGACCCTGAAGTGCTTGCTTTACGCGCAAGAATTGAAAAGTTACTTTCACAGTTAGATAGTCAAAACAACGACAAAGACAGCGGCCCTAAAGTTGACCCACTTGCAGGTATAAAAGAACAAGTAAAACAGTTAAAGCTTAGAAACGACTTGGCCGCTGCTGGCACTGAAGAAGAAAGAAATCAAATACAGTTGCTTTACAGCATCAGTGAACTAACTGCAATAAGGACTGACGACAACAAAGAATTAGTGGATCAAGCTATTAAGCTAACCGGAAAACTATTTTATCAAAATCAGGTAAACAAAGAAGGGGAAAGAATAGACAAAGAGAGGGCAAGGCAGGCCAAAGTCCTTAATGATTTGTATGCAGCAGTTGGTCAAACTATTGAAACTGCAATCGTGGATTCGCTGTTACAGGCCAAGAGCGCATCCGAAGCCTTGGTCAACGTTTTGAATGCTGCAAGCCGTCAGCTGATGAATTTTGCGCTTGGCAGCTTTGGCTTAGGTCAGGACAGTGGCAGCGGCATCTTTGGCGCGATCGCTGACATCTTTAGGGCTAACGGTGGGCCAGTTACAGGTGGTAGGTCCTACATCGTTGGAGAAAGAGGCCCGGAGGTTTTCACGCCTGGCGTTTCCGGAAGCATCACGCCAAACCATGCTTTAGGTGGGGCTAATGTGACGGTAAACGTGGATGCTTCTGGTTCATCTGTTGAAGGCAATGCTGATCAGGCTTCGCAACTTGGCAAAGCAATCGGTGTTGCTGTGCAGCAAGAGCTAATTAAGCAAAAACGTCCTGGCGGTCTCCTTGCAAGCTGATGGCTACTTTCCCGTCAATCACGCCGACTTACGGCATCCAAAAAAGCAGCGCACCAAACGTCAGAACGGTGCGCTTCGGGGATGGATTTGAAAAACGCCTTAGCTATGGCTTGAATCAAAATCCCAAGGTTTACAACTTGACGTTTGAGGTGTCAGAGACTGATGCCGACACCATCGAGACATTCTTGGATGCTCGTGCAGATGACAACGCTGCTTTTGACTTCACTCCACCTG